TTACCGGTTTCTTCGGCATAGGGTGTTTTCACCTTCCTTTCCTTGGCTTCTCCATACTGTGATTTCCCGTTCCCGGTACTGTCCGATCCGTCTTTCCCCCAGGATCCGCAGTGCCGGGGGCCTTTTTTCTTCTGCGGCAATGACGGCGGCCCGGCTGACACAGTCCCTGCACCAGTAGTCGTCGCCGATCCGGTAACAGAAGTCCCCGGCCAGCACCTCATCTCCGCATCGCCGGCATCTTCCTGCAATCCGCATCTGTTCCCCTCCTTACAGCAACAAAAACGAACGTTTGTTTATTTTTCTGTATTATACCATAAGAACATTTGTTTGTCAATAGGGGCAGTCCGGGGAAAGCGGTGTCTGCAGGGGGGATTTTGTCGGACAGCTGTGAATTCTTTGTAACAATAATATGAAAATAAAAAGAACTAATGTTCTTTTTCGGAGTGGAAAAATACAGGAAAATACTGGAAAACGGGGATGGACGGCGGAGGCGGAAATTCGCCGGAAAAACTGCGGACGACAGAAAAGGGCGGTTCATGGTATACTATTGTCAGAAAAAAGAACACAAGTTCTTGCTTGGGGGAGGAGAAAAAACGTGGAGCTGGAGAAACAGACGGAGCTGCTGCGGGAGATTCTGGAAGCGGGATTTGCCGGCGGAGAGTCCCTGACATCCCTGCGGGAAAAGCTGGGAATCGACGGGGAGACCTGGGAGCGGTGGCTGCGGGACGGGGGGATGCCCGGGGATATTGTCAGTCTGGCCCGGGCGATGGCGGAGATGTGTGCGCCGTGGGTGTGGTCATCTCTGCTGGGACTGACCAAGGAAGGCAGCATACCGGCCATGAAGCTGTATTTTGATCTGTGCCGGGAGAGGGCACCTGCTTCTGTAAGCGGGATGCCGGGAGACAGGGAGGTTGCCATGCTGCGCCGGGAAATCCTGGAGACGGCGGGAAGCGTACCGAAGGAACCGGCTGAGCTGTCAGAACCATCGGAAGCGGCTGAGTCCATGGCGCCGGAGGAGGAGCGGCATGGGTGAGTTCCGGTTCGGAGAGAAACACCGGGCGTACATGCGGCGTGCCATGGACTGCGTGATCAATGTGGCGGAGGGGGCGGTCAGGGCGGGAAAGACAGTGGACAATGTGTTTGTGTTCGCCGCCTGTCTGGACAGAAGCCCCGACCGGATCCATCTGGCTACCGGTTCTACCATCGGCAATGCCAAGCTGAATCTGGGGGACTGCAACGGGATGGGGCTGGAGCGGATTTTTGCCGGACGGTGCCGCTGGGGGCGGTTCCGGGACAACGAATGTCTGTATGTGACCACACCTGTGGGGGAGCGGGTGGTGATCTTTGCCGGGGGGAGAAACGCAGACGCATACCAGCGGATCCGGGGGAATTCCTACGGTATGTGGATCGCTACGGAGATCAACCATCACCACGATTCCTTTATAAAGGAGGCCTTCAACCGGCAGCTGGCGGCCCGGTGGCGGAAGGTTTTCTGGGATCTGAACCCCACCAGCCCAGGCGCTTCCATTTATAAAGACTATCTGGACCGGTATGCTGCGGATCCGGGGGAGCGGTTTTACAACTACGGTCACTTCACCATCCGGGACAATCCGGTGATAACGGAAGAGCGGCTGGCGGAGATTGCGGCCCAGTACGAACCGGATTCGGTCTGGTACCGGAGAGACATCCTGGGACAGCGGTGTGCGGCGGAGGGGCTGATCTATCGTGTATTTGCCGATGACCGGGCGAAGTTTACCCTGTCTGCGGAAGCGCTGCCTCCCCTGCGGCACATCAACATCGGCGTGGACTTCGGCGGCAACCGTTCCAAAACCACTTTTGTGGCGGTGGGGTTCCCGGAGAGGGGCGGGATTCTTGCGCTGCTGGACCATGCCATTGCGGGCGGCAAGGGGGAGATCGATCCGGACAGAATCCAACGTGAGTTCGCAGCGTTCTGTCAGAAGGTACGGGCCGCAGCGCCGGGGGTGCCGCTGAAATATGCGTTCTGCGACAGCGAAGCCCAGTATCTCATCAATGGCCTGCGCCGGGCCATGACAAATGACCCTGTGCAGATTCTGGACTGTGCCAAACGCCCCATCCTGGACCGGATCACCTTTGTGCTGTCCCTGATGAGCAGCGGCCGGTTCCATATCACGGATCGTTGTCCCCGCCTTGCCGAAGGGCTTGCCCAGGCTGTCTGGGTGGAAGGGGAAGACCGCCGGAAAGACGACTTCACCTCCGATATTGACGTGCTGGATGCCTTTGAGTATGCAGTGGAGCGCTACATGGGCAAGGTGTAAGCGGCGCCCCTCTTCCAAAAGCAAAGTACAACAAAACCTCTGTAAGCAAAAGGAGAAAACCAAATGATACGAGAAGATTTGCTGGAGCGGATCCGGGAGTCCTACGGCTGCGCAGTGACGGCAGGGATGTATGAGAAGGTACGGCGCTGGGAGGACTGGTGGCGCGGGGATGTGGACGGATTCCACAGTTATCTGGAAAACGCGGCATTCGGGCATCCGGTACGCAGAAGAATGTACGGGATGCGGATGGCGAAGAAGGTCTGTGAGGACTGGGCGGCGCTGCTGCTGAACGACAGAACGGAGATCCGGCTGGGGGATGAAGCGGCGGAAGCCTGGCTGGAGAGAGTGCTGTCGGAGGGGGACTTCTGGCGCCGGAGCAACTATCTGGTGGAGAAAGCCTTTGCCGTGGGGACAGGAGCCTGCCTGCTCCGGGTGGACGGAATCCGTAAATCCGAATGGAAAGCGGCGGTGAGCGGCGAAAAGCCGGCGGAGGAAACGGAAGATGCTCTGCTGCTGCGGAATCTGATTCCTGCCTGTGCAGGGGTACACGGATGGACGGCCGGCGGAAATCCCGTACGGATCTGGTTTGATTTCGTGGACGCTTCCCGGATCGTACCCATTTCTGTGGAAAGCGGCAGAATCACCGAGGCGGCATTTGTGTCGGAGATCACACTGCGCGGGAAAACCTATGACTATCTGGAAGTCCATGTGCGCCGGGGCGGAACCTATGTGATCCACAACCGGTATTTCCGCAGAGAGGAAGGGGGACTCACGGAAGTACGGCTGCCGGATATGCCCGAAAGAGAGATCGATACCGGCTGTCCCTATCCCTTCTTTGCCATGCTGATGCCCAACATCCAGAATACGGCGGACGGTGCCGGCGGACTGGGGCAGTCTGTGTATGCGGATGCCCTGGACTGCCTGCGGGGTGTGGATCTGGCGTTCAACAACTTCTGCCGTGACCTGCGTCTGGGCGGAAAAAAGGTGTTCATCAACCAGTCCCTGATCCGCCGTGACGATGCGGGCAATCTGTATACCCCGGACGACGTGGCACAGCAGCTGTTTATGACGGTGGGCGACACGGATCTGGCGGACGCACCCATGATTGAGGAGCACAATCCCTCCCTGCGTACGGAGGAAAACCGGGACGCCGTACAGGCACAGCTGGACTATCTGGCGTTCCGCTGCGGACTGGGAACCAGACATTATCTGTTCTCCGGTGTGCAGGGAAAGGCACAGCTGACCGCCACCCAGTATACCGGCGAACGGCAGGATATGCGCCAGAACTGCGCCAAGCATGCCCAGAACGTGACGGCATACCTGCAGGATGTGGTTCGTCCCCTGCTCTGGCTGTCGGCGGCACTGCTGGGAAAACCCTGTGCGGCATCTCCTATCCGTGTCCGCTACGATGACAGTTATTTCATCGATACGGAGTCGGAAAGAGCCAGAGACCTGCGGGAAGTGGAGGCCGGTCTGATGGATCCCGATCGGTTTCGCCGCCGCTGGTATGCCGCAGAAGACCGGTGACCTGCCCTGAGGAATTTCACAGAAAAGGAGAAACTTGCATGGACGAAACAAAAGAAATGCAGCCGGATCTGCCGCAAACCGATGCCGGAGAAAAAACGGCGGAAAGTGTTCTGGAAACACTGAGAGCGGAACACGAAAAGGAGCTCCGGCAGGTGCGGATTGACGGGGAGGTGCGGTATGTGCTGGCCAGAATGGGTGCCAGAAACCCGGCGCTGGCAGCAAAGGCACTGGATCTGTCCGGGGTGGAAGCAGATGAAAACGGCGTCTCCGGTGTGGAGGACTCCGTAAAGCGGCTGATGACCTCCGACCCCTATCTGTTCGGATTCGGACAGATGACACCCAGCGGCCGGGAAGGCTCCAGCGGTGCGGTGCACGGGGGAAGCCGCAGAGATCCTGATACCCTGTCCGACAGGGATTATTATGATATGATACTGAAACGGTGCTGAGTGTTTTCGGACAGACCCGGGGCTCAGGCGGCGGGCAGACACAGGGTGTGTATCCCATAAAAAAACAGTGCCGCAGCTGCAGTACCCCGGCCGGCTCCGGACACCCATGCACCCGACAGAATCGTAAACCTGACAAGTGCGCTTGCAGGAAAATAAGAAAGGAACAAAACGATATGAGCAACATTATTTCTGTAAAGCAGATCGCAAGAGAAACACTGCCGAAGCTGATCGACAATCTGGTGTTCCCGAATCTGGTATACCGTGACAGCGGCGAGGCTGCGGCGGCCAGACAGGGAGATTCTGTGCTGATCAGACGTCCTGTAAAGCTGGAAGCGGAGGCGTTTTCTTCCGCAGACGGTGTAACCACCAGGCCCATTGTAGAAGAAGCGGTGGAAGTGAGGCTGGATACACTGGCTACCGTGGACGCATCCATCAGCACCTGGGATGCCTATGACGACGAAACCATCCGCCGTGTGTTCATTGAACCCGCAGCCGCAGCCCTGGCGGAAAAGATCAACCGTGACGGTCTGGCACTGTACAGAGACGTATACCAGACCATGGGTACTGCCGGTACCGCGCCCGACGGTCTGGACGATCTGGCGGATGCTTCCTACGGACTGGATCTGGCCAAGGTACCCACTGACCGCCGTGCCGCTGTGTGGAGCCCCCTGTGCACCGCCAAGCTGAAGCAGATTCCCGCTGTGGTCAATGCGGAAAAGTGCGGGGACACCACTGCCCTGCGTACCGGTGCCATCGGCAAGGTCTTCGGTGTGGATCACTACATGAGCCAGGCCATCTGTCAGCATACCGCCGGTACCCTGGCAGGCACTTCCCTGACGGTAAAGAACGCCGTGGAAAATGCAGATACCTGTGTGCTGTCCGGTTCTTCCCTGAGCGGTAAGACACTGGTGAAGGGGGATATCCTCACCGTGGACGGCAAGACCTACACCGTTTGCGAAGATGCTGCGGCAGGTGCTTCCGATGTGACTGTAAAGGTTTCTCCCGCCATGACCGCCGGTGCCGGTACCGCTGTGACGGTGGCAGCCAGTCATGAAGCCAATCTGGTGTTCCATCCCCATGCCTTTGCCTTCGTGACCCGTCCCCTGTCCGCGCCCGCCGGTGTGGAATCCTATGTGACCACCTACAACGGCATTTCTCTCCGCGTAGTCAGAGGCTACGATATCCGCTACAAGCGCGAAATGCTGTCCATGGACGTGCTCTACGGCTTCAAGGCAGTGTACCCCGAACTGGCTGTACGTTACATGGCGTAAAGGAGCGGGAACATGATGGTGGACTACGGCTTTTATCAGTCCGTGTACGGAGGCGTGATGCCGGCGGCGCTGTTTGCCGTGGGACTGCCCCGTGCCCGGGAGACCATTCTGGCACTGCTGTATCCCCGCACCCCGGAAGATCTGGATCCTGCCGGGCAGAAGGCTTTTCAGATGGCCGTCTGTGCCCAGCTGGATTCCGGCCTGGACCGGCCTGTGGCATCCGAAACAGCCGGCGGAAACCGTATGCAGCTGGCGGACAGCGTTGTCCGGGTGGGCGGTATGCCTGTGGCGCCGGGTGCTGTGGGATTTCTCCGTGCGGCGGGTGCGCTGCAGCAGTGGATCTGAGGTGAAACGCATGGAAAACAGTACATGGACATTCTTCTGCCGGGACGGTACCTGGGACGGGGATTACAGACCCGCTTTCCGACGGTATGTCTGCCATGGCGCGGTATCTTCCTTCCGGGCAGGCGACAACGGCGAAGGGCTGGGACAGAACCGGCTGACGCTGTGGATCCGGGACAGACACACCTGTCTGCTGGACAGCGCAGGACGGTTCACAACCCTGCAGGAGGCCGCCATCTGCCCCGGTGACCGGATTGCCTGTGGTGTACAGACAGAACCGGGAGACACGAGGGTATGGCGTGTGCGGAGCGTGACGCCTCCCACAGACGGAATCGGCCTTGGCAGAGGCTGGACCATTACGGCGGAATAAGGAGGGAACGGCAGATGAGCAGTATGCTGAAACTGGGCGTGAAGATCGACACCGCCGGGATCGGAGACCGGATTCTCTCCCGGATACCCCAGGCGAAACTGGCCCTGGCGCAGGCGGTGCTGGCGTCTTCGGAACCGTATGTGCCCTATGATACCGGGGAACTCTGCCGGTCCGGCGGTGCTTCCGTGGGGCTTGTAACCTGGACGGCGGGACACGCGGCAAAATGCTATTACAGCCGCCGTCCTTTCCGGAAGGAAAAGCATCCCCAGGCCTGCGCCCAGTGGTTTGAGGCGGCAAGGGCTGTCTCGATGGACGAATGGCGGAGAAAAACGGCACAGGTGCTGACGGACAGCGGGCCGGGAAAGGAGACTTCAAATGTTTGAGGAAATATCCGTGATCCGGAAAATCTGCGGTCACATCAATGCCTGGGAAGGTGCACCCTGTCTGTTCCTGCCGGAATCCGCAGAAGGCGGTCTGCCCGGGATGCCTGCCGGAAAAGCTCTGCCTGCCGGAACGGTAACGGCGCTTTCGGGACCGGTGAAGGTGCGTTCCTATGTGGACGGTTCCTTTATCGGGGAGATCCCCTTTGCGGTATTTCTGCGGACGGCCCACACCCCGGCGGACGGGCTGGAGGCACTGGAATGGTTTGCGGCGCTGACCCGGTATCTGGGAACTTTTGCCCCTTCTCCGGATACCTGCAGGGTCTACGGCTGCTGTGAACCCACGGCGCTTCCGGCAAAATCCTCCGTGGAACCGGACGGAACCGAGGAATACAGAGCAGCGTTTACCGTACGGTACAGACAGAAAACGGACGGCTGAAGAAAGAACAACCAGAAGAAAGGATAAACTATGGCGGAAACAGGAATTGTGAACCGTTCGGACAGACGGCACTATATGAACACAGGTACAGCGAATGCGCCTGTGTGGACGCTGATCGGCGAAGGGTTCACGGAATTTATGGAATCCAAAAATGCGGTAAGCTACCAGAGACGCTACATACACGAAAGCGTAAAGCGTACGGACGTGACCGGGTATGCGCCTACGGTGGATTATGAGTTTGAAGTGTTTACCGGCAATGCAGTGATCGAAAAGCTGCGCCGGATCACGGACAGAGAACTGACCGGCAGCAGCGCATGGGTGGAAATCTGCACAGCGGATCTGTTTGACGAGACCGACAGTGCCGGGGTATGCAGAGCGTCCGTGCGCACCTACTCCGTGATTCCGGATGAATGCGGCGAGGGGACGGATACCCTGCTGTACACCGGTACGCTGAAGGCCATTTCCGCACCGGTGAACGGAACCTTCGTGGTTTCCACCGGTACATTCGCAGCAGACTGAGTTCCGGTGCGGAAAACAGAAAATTCCGGCAGGGGACGGAGACAGACTCTGTCCCCCGGTGCCGGAGAATGAAAAGGAGCGTGAAACCAGAAATGATCAAACAATGGACGTGGAATACCGTAACCTACCCCTTTGATGTCAGTGAAGCGGGTTGTATGGGCAGACTGCTTGCCGCACTGGAAGGACTGCGGGCGAATCTGTCCCGGTTCCGCCGTGAACAGGACGCGGATGATCTGCTTTCCTGCCACTGCGGAATCCTGCAGGAATTCTTTGACGAGATCTTCGGAGACGGCGCCGGTGCGGATCTGTGCGGCAAGGCGCTCAGTGCGGAAGCCTACTCCAGAGCGTATATTGACTTTATGGATTTTGTCAACGGCCAGATTGATGAGCTGAACCGCCTGCGCAAAGAAGCGGAGGAAAAATACCTGGCCAGAGCCGCGATACTGGGTCTGCAGACGGAGCCGGCGGTATGAGAGGCGGATCCATACTGACCGGAGGACTGCCGGACTCGGTTACGGTGGGCGGCGTACAGATCCCGGTGGAAACGGATTACCGGCTTGGCCTTCTCACCGGTGCGCTGGCGGAAGATCCGGATCTGCGGGAGGGGGACAGAATGGCGCTGCTGCTGCGGCTGTACTGCCGTAAGATTCCGGAGGGGGTGGATCCGGAGGAACTGACCCTGGCCATTCTGGATTTCTACGCTATGGATCCCGAACGGAAAAGACCGGCGCAGTCCGGCGGAAAAAGAGAGCCGGTATACGATTTTGAAACAGACGGAGACCGGATTTTCGCTTCCTTCCGGCTGGCCTATGGGATCGATCTGACCGAGGTGCGTATGCACTGGTGGAAGTTTATGATTCTGCTCTTTTCCCTTCCGGAGGATACCCCCTTCATGCAGGCCGTCAGACTCCGTACCATGGATCTGACCGAAGTGCAGGATGACGGACTCCGGCGGAAGCTGCGGCAGGCGAGAGGGGCCGTACGGATCCGGAAGCAAAGGCATGGGCATGAGAAAGGAGAAGACAGAATATGGCAGACGGAAGTATAACCATAGCGGCGCTGCTGGATACCGGGGCGTTTCAGGCTTCGGTAACGGCACTGGAAGGACAGCTGGCCAACCTGTCTGTCCGGCTGCAGACGGCGGTTACGGGCGCTGTGGCAGGTTCCGGGATCGACGGGGCGCTGGAAGCGATTATGGGATCTCTGACCGGCGCCCTGGACGGACTGACTTTTACGGCATCGGAAGCGGCACAGACAGCAGCACAGGCGGCGGTTCTTTCCTTTGGCAGTGCGGACTGGGGCGGAACCGGTTCCGGGGCGGCGGCTGTTCTTACCGGTGGATTTACCGCAGGGGCGGGACAGATCGCCTATGTGGCCGGACAGACTGCTCAGAATGCCAGAAACGCTTTTCAGGGGGACTGGCACGCCATCGGTGCCGGGATGACGGGCAATATTGCCGCCGGGATTCATGCGAATGCCGGATCGGTGGTGTCGGCCATGGCGTCGGTGGCGGAGCGGGCGATGGCGGCGGCCAAGGAAGTGCTGCAGATCCATTCCCCTTCCGCCAGAATGCGGGACGAAGTGGGCATGATGCTGTCCCGGGGGATTGCGGAAGGCATTCTGGCCGGCAGCGGCTACATTGAAGCGGCTCTGGCGGAAACGGGAGGTCGGATCCACGTGCCCGCAGTACCGGCATCCGGCGGAAACAGCCGTCCCCTGCAGCAAAACATCTATCTGCGTACCGGCACGGGCACACCGTATCAGACGGCCAGAGCCATCCGGCAGCAGAGCGAGCTGATGATGAGAACATGAGGTGACTATGACGAACGGAATACAGGACGGCGCAGTCTACAGAATCCGGATTACCGACGGGGAGAGTGGGCGTACCCTGCTGATCTCTCCCGGGGCCGGCGCCCATCTGCGGCTGCTGGAAGAGGGACTGGAAGGGTTCGGCGCCACGGAACTGTTTGTGGAAACAGAACCCTATGCAGACGGAACGGGAGGCCATCCGGTAACCCGCCGGTTCGGAGAACGGTATATGGGCATTACGGCGGAAGTACATGGCGATGAGGGAGAGGTGCGCCGCCGGGTCTGCGCCATCATGAACCCGCTGCACACACTGGAGATGGAAGTGACCCTGTCCGGTGTGACCCGGTGTATCGGTGTGATCCCCTGCGGCAAACCGGAGTTCCGGCAGGCGAATTTCTTTACGCCCACAGAGGTATATCTGCCGTTTCTGGCACCGGATCCCTTTTACCGGGATGAAAAACCGCAAGAAGTACAGTTCTGGCAGTCGCTGCCTCTTCTGACCTTTCCCATGAATTTTTGGAAAGGCGCGGGTATGGCGGCGGGATACTTCCGGACTACGGACACGGCAACGGTGATCAATCCGGGAGACGCCCCCTGCGGCTTTACGGCAAAGCTGACGGCATCGGGCGGACGGGTGGAAAATCCCGTGCTGCGGAGCGGGGACGCCTTCATACGGCTGCAGACGGTATTGGAAGACGGCCAGGAAGCCCTCATCGATACCCGTCCCCGGTACCGGAACCTCTGGATCAACGGAGAGAGACGGTTCACCTTCCACCGGGACAGCGATTTTTTCCTTTTGCAGACAGGCGAAAATTCGGTCAGTGTGACGGCGGACAGCGGTGCGGAATACCTTTCTGCCGGCCTGTCCTATACGCCTCTGTACTACGGAATCTGAGGAGGAACTATGGAACTGTATTTTCTGGACAGGAATTTTACAGCTATTTCCCTGCCGGTGGATACGGCGGTTTCGGTGGTGTGGGCCCTGCGGTACCATGAATGCGGCTCCTTCACTGTGGTGCTGCCCCTGACGGAGGGAATGCCCGGCAGTGGAGAAAACAGTGCGGTGCTGCTGGCTCTGGCGTCACAGGCGGTGTATCTGTGCGACAGGGAACGCTGCGGCCGGATTGAAACCCTGATCTGCCGGGACGGGCTGCTGCAGCTGGAAGGACGGCTGCTGGAATGTCTGCTGTACGACCGGGTAGCGTCAGCGGATACGGTATACAGCGGTACGGCAGCGGAAGCGGTTATGGCGGCACTGGGAGACTGGGCGGAGGGACTGCCTCTGCTGGTGGAGGACGCGATGCCGGTGGCGGGAGAGACGGCACAGTACAGTATGAAGGCAGGTGACCGCCTGGGCAAATGGATCCACGAGACTCTGGCCGTTTCAGGCGCTTCCTATACCATCACCATGAAGGACGGCAGACTTTTCTTTGCGCTGGTGACGGGAACGGACAGAAGCCTGGACAGTGAACCCGGTGTGAACCGTGCCATTTTCAGTGAAGAATTCGGCAATATCGCCAGCCTGGAAGAGGAACTGTACCGGGAGGATGCGTACAGCCGGATCTATGTGGAAGGCGGTGACGGAACCGTGGTAACGGTGGACCGGGCGGAAACACCGGAAGAACGCAGGGAGAGCTATAAAAAAGCTGCAGACCTGCGCCCGGAGGATTATGATACGAATGAAGCCTATCTGGCGGCGCTGACCGGACGGGGCGAGGCACTTCTGGATGCGGCAGGCGCACGGTACCGTCTGAGCTGTATTGCCGAATATGATGTGGAACCCCGTTTCGGTACGGATTACGGGCTTGGGGACATCTGCGAGATCTATTCCCCCGCCACGGCTGTCCGTACCGCGGCCCGTCTGACGGCGCTGGATGTGGTGCAGGAGGGCGGCATGGTGCGCCTGTATCCCTGTTTCGGGGATTCGGTGATCCGGCTGAAAACGGCGCTGGCGTAAAATATCTGTGTGAGAGAAAGGATAACAGAATATGCAGACAACGATCAACGTAACCGGCGGGATGTTTGACTCCACGTCGGTGGTGGAAACGATAGACGGGTTCCCCAGAGGGGACAAAGCGGTGGATGCCGCGTTTTTTGCCAGAATGATGAAATGCTTCTATTCCGACGGGGTGATCTGTCCCTCGGATGGGTATCTGCAGGTGATGCCCGGAGATGGACTGGCGCTGACGGTGCGTCCCGGCTGCGGCTGGATTGACGGCCACATGGCATGGGTGAAGGAAGCGGTTACAGCGGCAGTGGAAGCGGGACACCGCTATCAGGTGATCCTTCGTCTGTACCGTACGGAAGGCCGTTTTGTGCTCCTGTTCGGAGAGGATTTTTCCGGGATTACCCGCAGTGAAACAGTGTGGGATCTGCTGCTGGCCAGTGTGGAGGTGCCGGCAGGCACAGCAGCGGTGGAGGATGCCATGATCAGCGACCGTCGTTTCTCCAAATCGGTGTGCGGGGCAGTGGATTCTCCCGTAAGCAGTCTCCAGTCTGTGGCATATGCGGCGGATGCGGGGGCAGTGGGCGGTATGGCGGCGGAAGAGTTGATGCCCAGAACCGGCGGCAGAATGACCGGTGTCCTGCAGGCGGAAAACGATACCACAGGCGCTCCTGCCGTACGCAATATCCGTTACGGAACGGTCCTGCCGGAGGTACCGGCGGAGGGGGAAATCTTCATCCTGCTGGCAGAGGAGGCGTAATGTATGCGCTGTTATGCAATGGAAAAACTGACCTGTGTGGGCCGGTATACCGGTATAGCCCTGCGGCTGGACGGAAAGTCCTTCCACTATGCCGCCTATCGGGACGGGCTGACGGAGAATCTGTACATCACGGTGGGCTGGGCCGATGAGGCGGAAACGGCGGACATCCGCAGCTATGTAACCCTGCAGCTGGACAGCGGTACCGTGCCCTTCGATGTCATGGAAGGCTGGGATACACCCGTGTGCAGAATTCCCTGGGATACGGAAGAGGACAGGGTGTTTATTGCGAAAAAGGGCTCCTGGTTTACCATGACCTCCGGGGCTATCGAAACCGATGTGATCCGGGTGTACCAGCGCCGCTTCGAGAGCCTGCCTGTCTTTGTTATGGAACCGGTGCTGTATGCCGGATATACCCATACACTGACATGGGAACTGACCCCGGGTGACGGCAGAACCGGCTGGGTCACCGGCGTAAACCTGCGGCAGCGGAAGCCGGATGAAACGGACTTTACGGAACAGACGCTGGCGGAAAACAAACGGATGACCTCCTGCCGGGTGACGCTGGGGGAAGAAGTGCTGGGCAGCGATGTCTGTCTGGTGATGGAGTACCGCACATTCCCGGCAGACTGGGACGGAAGCGACACGGAGGATTTTGTCACCCTGAACCGGTATGTCACCCCGGTACAGCGTGTGAGCCGGAATGCGGCCATTCCTCTGGCACCGGCGCAGATCGGTACAACCCTGTTGATTGACGGCGGCAAGGTCACGGTCAGCTGGACGGCGGTGGACGACCCGGTAAACACCATTGAAGCCTACCGGCTGGAACGTGCCGGTAAAGAAAAGGACGGCAGCCTGTCCGGGTATTCCATCCTGTACAGCGGTGCATCCGACCGTTTCCGGGATACGCTGCCGGAGGGGCTGGAGGGGGTACGGTACCGTGTATGTGCGGTAAATACGGCCGGAACGGCTTCCCCCTGGACGGACAGCGGCCTTCTGGAGGTGGCAAAATCCAACATTTATGTAGGTGTAAACGGAAAATGGATCCGGGCGGCCGCCGTGCAGATCGGCAGCAGAAAAGCATCCCCCATGGCGGTGGTCATGTGA